CGGTGTGAGATGAGAACTCCTGATTGTTTTGCAGCAGAGAGAATCTGGCTCATTTGATCTCCGTGAGTTCTTTCTTGCGTTGTTCTTTGGCTGCGTCTAACTGCTTGATAGCTTCAGGATTGTTCTTTAGAGCCTTGTAAGCTGTCGTAAAGGCTTGCTTCAGATCTTCCATGTTCTCAGCCTCGCTCACGATCTTGAGGTGGTCTGTCGGGTCTTCTTTAGTTTCCTCTGGCAGATCCTCCCCAGCGTAGATATAAAGCCCGATGCCGTGGAGACTGATAGCTTTAGCTAGACACCTTTGCATAGCAGTGTTGACCTGGAAAGCATCTGGCTCAGAGATCGCTTTGTTACGGTGATCCATGACGGGTAGTTGTGCAGTGCGAGATACGCCGAATGCTTTTACCTCGCAGAACACCATCACCGTGTCATTCCAGGTTTGATGGGGTTTGTACACCCAGGTTGCCGTAGGGTCATGTTGTAACAATGTATCCACGGCCCAGGCCCAAGACAAGTAAGAAAGTCCGTTTTTCTTCTCGACCTTTTCGGTTACGTTGATCTTTCTGAGTTCATTGAATTTCATGTTTGGCTCCTTCATTTGATGAACAGGAAGAGCAGTGTTCCGTAGAATATTCCCAATGCTGTGCATAAGATCCAGTCACTCCTCGTTATCTTGTACTTGGTCAAGTTCGTACTCCTGTTGTTCCAACTGTTGTTGGTAGTCATTTTGTTCCCTCTCTCTGTCGTATTCGTAAAGTTTTCTGTCTAGCCAAGCATCGTAGTCAACGCTCATGGTGCTTCCTTTGTGTAGATCGTGCAGAACTGTTCTACGTTAGCTGCAAATACAATCTCGTTGATCTTGATGTTGTAGTCGTTGTCGAAATATTCCTTGATGATTTTTTCTAACTGCTCTTGTGTGAGTATGATTTTCATGTTGGCTCCTGTAGGGGCCGAAGCCCCAGTTATTAAATTTCAATCCAGGCAAGTGTGCTTTTTGCTTTTTCTATTGCTTCATTCCAGTTTGCAACCCAGGTAAATGTGAAGGTATCAATGTCCTTGGCTTTAGGCTGTCCTGCATACCCTCTTGCAAAACAAAACGAATTTTTATCTCTGGTGATTTTCATCCAGTTGTTTTGGCTGCGAACATATCTGACGTTGCGCTGCAAGTCACACTTTGTGATGACCATTGCATCCATTGCTACATTGCGCCTTGCTTCTAGTTCTTCGCGTGCAGTTGTCATTTTGCTAGCTCCGGTTTGTTTGTGTCGATGGAGTAATCTTAGGCTTATCAATCACATAAGACTGTCATCGTGACGACAATCTCTGCCACTGATACCAAAAAGAAACGCCGTTCGTCGGTAAGTCCTACGCAACGATCATTAGCTGCGCTTCGTGAGCGTGGTTACTTGTGTCAGATCGTCGAGCACTGGAACCCTTGGGCCAGGATCAGGCAGGACTTGTTTGGCATAGGCGACATTCTCTGTCTCAAGGACGAGGAGACGCTCTTAGTTCAGACGACCTCCAGAGCTAACGTCTCGGCCAGGGTGAAGAAGATTGCAGAGAGTGAGCATCTTCCGGCTATCTTGCGAGCAGGTTGGAAGATAGAAGTTCACGGATGGGGTAAGTTGAAAGAAGGGTGGACTTGCAAGGTTATTGAAATCTGATTTAGACTCTTATTTGTTTCACCGCATTGGCTAGGGTAGCTCCCGAAAAGCAGCCTCATCACCTGCCTGCCAAATGCTTCTTCAGTGATGGCAACCTTTGATGAAAGGTACAAATGCACTACTACCAACACCACATTGGTGACTTCATTAAGGACACCTCGTTCTTAACCAACGAAGAAGTTGGCATCTACATGAAGTTGCTTTGGCTTTACTACGACACAGAAAAGCCGCTTCCAAACTCACTGCACGAACTTTCAATGAAGGTCAATGGCCGCGATAAGGAGCAAGCCATATCGGGGCTTTTAGGCATGTTCTTCACACTAGAGGAAGGAAGCTGGCATCACAAACGATGCGATAGGGAGATAGCCCACTATCACCAGCAATTGGAAGCCGCTTCTAAGGCTGGAAAAGCATCAGCCGCTAAACGAGCGTTGAACAAGCGTTCAACGGACGTTCAACAGCCGTTCAACGACCGTTCAACGACCGTGCAACCAACCAATAACCAACAACCAATAACCAATAACCAACAACCAAATATAAAGCAACGCTCGGCAAGCTCGCTTCGTCCTAGTGACGTTAGCGAATCTGTTTGGGATGACTTTCTTGCTATCAGGAAGGCCAAGAAGTCACCGCTTACCGAAACTGCGTTGAAAGGTATTAGGCGAGAGGCTGGACTTGCAAACCTAACGCTTGAGAAGGCTTTGCAAATGTGCTGCGCTAGGGGTTGGCAAGGGTTCAAGGCTGATTGGGTTACAGACGATCTCAAGAAGGAAGATCACTACAAGCAATCCTTAGACATTATCTTTGGCAGAAACAGGCATGAAAAGGACATCACGCCTAACAATCTACTGGAGGGCTAAGGCATGGACATACAAGTTATTGAGGCAATCTTCAAGAAACTTTCCATGACCTACGGAAAGGCTTTTCTCGACCAGTATCGAGACATGAACATCCAAGAGGTTATGGAGAACTGGGCGCACGAATTGTCTGGATTCTCTACAAGCCCTCATGCCGTGGCCTACGCGATGGAGTGCTTGCCATCAGATAAACCTCCCAACGTGCTGCAGTTTCGGTCTTTGTGCAGGCAGGCTCCTCCTCCGTTTTATCAGCGACTAGAAATGACAATAGATAAGACTAAAGGACTAGAGCAGGTTGCAAAACTTAAGCAAATAATTAGACCTCGCAATTTAGAAGGAGAATTTTGATGAACAGAGAAGAAATTATCCGCATGGCGAGGGGGGCTGTGCGTCTACCTGATCCACAAACACCTCAAGAAGAGGCCATTGTGCGAGCCCTTGCACCAATATTTGAACGCTTCGCTTTCTTGGTTGCTGCTGCCGAACGTGAGGCGTGTGCTAAAGCTGTTGAAGATTACTTCGGTGCATGGGACGACGAAGGTTATGCGCTTGCCTCCGCCATACGAGCAAGGGGAAACACATGAACCAGCCTTGGTACATCAGATTTGGCTGGTGGCTGTGCGAAAAGCTTGGTCACCCATTTCCGCGTAAAGGTTGGATTTACGACGGCCATTATCACCGCGACTGTCACCTGTGCGGCAGGATTGTGAGCGAACCAATTAAGAAGGAAAAGAATCATGGGTAGAGAAGACATCATCCGCATGGCGCGGGAGGCGGGATTGGCTTACGGATCTGACGAAAAGCCATTAGGTTCTGTAACACGCTTTGCCGCCCTTGTTGCCGCTGGCGAGCGTGAGAAGCTGGCCGCATGGATGATCGAGCATAGCTACGCAACCGGCCATGGAGACACGACCGAGGATCTGTTGAGAGAGTTGGATTGGCAAATTGAAGAGCGCATAAGGGGACAGGCATGACAGACAAAGAAAAAGCCTACGCACTGCTAAGAAAGCTAGCAGACGAAACAACGTATGTGATGGTGCATCCCAACGAACTGCGGATTCTTTTAGACGATCTTGACCATATGAGGCTTAGGGTAAGGATCGCCAGAGAAGAACTGAGCGACGCTTGGCAGCTTTTTAGAGGGGATATGGCATGAACCGATTTGATGCGGTCAGAGAGTTAGTCAAAGACCCGTCGTTACGAGTCACAGACATTGCAAAGCAGACTGGTTACAACAAAGGTCATGTCAGCAGACTACGAAAAGAAGCAACTAAGAAAGAATGGGTTTCACTAACGGATGAGGAAGTGTGGGATGCGATTGATGACGTTCTTGAAGGAGGTGGTTGGCTGGACGTTGCAAGAGCACTAGAGGCAGCAATTAAAAGGAAAAACACATGAGCAGAGAAGCTATGCAGATGGCGCTAGAGGCGTTGGAGAGTGACCCACTAAGTCATGCTGGGCTTGTTAGTAGAAAGCAAGCCATCGCCGCACTACGCCAAGCACTGGAGACAGAGCAAGAGCCTGTGGCGTGGATATCAGAGGGCGGCGATGTGTCTCGTAGTAAACGGTATATGGATGAAATGGGATTTAAATGCAACCCCCTCTACACCGCACCACCAAAGAAAGAATGGGTTGGGCTGACGGATCAAG